CTGTTGTTGAAGGAGGACGTAGTTTTCCTTCGCGCCAGTACTGGCGCCACTTGAACAGCAAATTATCGTTGATCCCATGCTCACGAGCGAGTTGCGCTACGGAGATCTCTGGTCGATGCAAGAGTTCAACCATTTTGATTTTGAACTCAACGGGATAATTAGGGCTTTTTTTACGCACTGCGGTTAATGATCTCATGGATAGCGTCCACCATATTTGGTGTCCACTATCCTCTCAGGAATATCAGGATCTGCCAGACGGTGCTGAGACGACGCTTACTCTTATCCGGCAGACTCACAGAAAAATCAGGGCAGCATCGGCAGACGGCGCTTACGACACCCGGCTCTGTCACGATGAACTGCGGCGTAAGAAAATCAGCGCGCTTATCCCTCCCCGAAAAGGTGCGGGTTACTGGCCCGGTGAATATGCAGACCGTAACCGTGCAGTGGCTAATCAGCGAATGACCGGGAGTAATGCGCGGTAGAAATGGACAACAGACTACAACCGTCGCTCGATAGCGGAAACGGCGATGTACCGGGTAAAACAGCTGTTCGGGGGTTCACTGACGCTGCGTGACTACGATGGTCAGGTTGCGGAGGCTATGGCCCTGGTTCGAGCGCTGAACAAAATGACGAAAGCAGGTATGCCTGAAAGCGTGCGTATTGCCTGAAAACACAACCCGCTACGGGGGAGACTTACCCGAAATCTGATTTATTCAACAAAGCCGATAGTTGGGTTAATGCATGATTTTTGCTTTATCATTAAACATTTCTTAACGTATATATAATTTCCTAGTTAATAGGAACAACACAATGATATTTAATATCTTCTTTTTTGTTGATATTTATTGGTTAATATACTATATATAATCTGCACACGGCTTTTTGTTTGCATATAAACAACTATACACATCAATTATTTACAAATTAAGGATTTAAAAATGAAAACCAAGCTACTAGATGAAGATTTTGAAGAGGCTAAAAAACTCATAGATAATTTAGACTCGAAATATGACATAACATGTGTATTCTGGTATTTGGATGTAACAGCATGGCGGCTATTCATAACAATAAAAAATCACAACAAACAAATGGACGCCAAAATAAAAGAAGACATCATAAATAATATATCAGAATTGGGAATAAATGGTTTTTCATATTCTGACTGCGTTCCTTGCCAGGAGAATGCATTAACACAAGGGTTAAAGTCGATGTTCTTCTTCCCACCAAAGAAATATATACACAGCACTTTTGAAAACACAACAATAAACAACATGCGTATAAACAAACTAATATTAATGAGAATGTAAGAGTCTTTCAGGTGGCTCGCCATGAAATATGGCGAGCCAGATTATAGCAAATCGAAATATCGACAATCAAACCATAATCTTTTAATTAAATACGTGCGGAGGCCTTCAGATGCGTGATGTTGATTTGCTGTTGAAGTTCTGACGGTGTAAGCGTCTTATTGTACCAGTACTGCCCCATCATAAACTCACCTGAGTCTAAAGTATGTTTGTTTTGTGAACCGAATAGAACGTATGCGCTACTTACGGCTACATCGGTCTGGACCGGGAAACTATATGATGCAGTTTTCACCACACCGTCGATTACCACAGCAAGATTAACAGTCCCATCCGCTGCACGGGAAATGCCAGCTGTGATGAGTTTATCGGCAATGGACCAGTCAACATCAACATAACAAAGGCGGGCATTTGCGTCAGACCCGATGGACGATATAGATCCTGAATATGCTGCGATGTAATGCGTGCCGTCATCTGCAATTCCTGCGGCAATAGTTAGAAACGGGGACCCATCAGTAACAGATGAATTATAATAAAATGACGCGATAGGATATAAACGGCGGACTGGTGCTGTTTCTCGCACTTTTTTAATATTACGGAATGCAGTAATAAAAGAGCACGGGAATCCAATTCTGTCGAGATCTGTTAAATTTACTTGAGCGCGTACACCTGTACCTCCAGACGTGTCCGCGCCGGTACCTGTAACAGAAAAATACCCATTCCCATACGCAACTCGGTCTCCGTTGCGCACCTCTACCAACTGAATATTCGAGGATGCACCGCCTACCTTAGCATTAGCAATGCTGTCGGCCGCACTACTGCCATAAATACCCGTATACGCCAGCTTATCAGGCTGAACGTCAGGGATAAAGCTCAGGTCAGTCAATACACGATTAAATGACGTTGGTATATTGATAGCTAATCCGTTCGACATATAAATAGTCTCCTATTTGTACCAGCCCAGGCTGATTAATTTTGGTTTAATGACGTGGTCGGTTATTGCTTTACTAGCTGCCGCGTTTAAATGTAATGTGTCTCCCGAGAGAGATGTCGCCTTATATCCAGCAGCCTGCATAGCAAGGTCCTGCTCTGTGGGTGTGATACCTGTATCAACCCACACCTGCGCGCTGCACAAATAATCCTGCGTATCACAGTACAAATCGCCAAATTTATTCCGCATCATTGAGTTGAGCGTTGCTACCCGGTTCAAATAATCTGTATTTGAGTATGATGAATCGTTAAAAATACCAATAACAAGACAACGCTTCGCAAGCGTTGATAGATGCGTAAACGTTTTTACAACATTATTGTATGTAACCTCCGCGCTAACTTCAGGATTACCCGAACCGTACGTTATGTCGTTTTTATACATCCACAGCAGGACCACTCCATCACGGTAAGATTCAGGCAGCGTCGGTATGAAGTCAGTGGCGCCAGTTAATACCACAGGTGACCCGGAGGAAGCCCTTGTGAACAGCAATGAAGATAAAGATGATGACCAGGACAGAGTCCCCGAGACCCCGCCAACAGTACCAGAATACGCTTTGAGGTAGGAGTTTCTAAAATTGCTCGGCAGTTGAGTACACGTAACACCGACAGCGCCGCTGGCTGGGATTGTATTATCGGGGAAAATCAACGAGAACGGGACACTACCGAATCGCGCGGCAACCTGAAAAGATGTTTCCCCTCCCTGCCCCTGATTATTCCAGTTAGTTACACCCAGACTGCCAGCCAGCGCAGAGAAAGCGGCATCAGCACCATAACGAAGTAACGATGACGATCCCCAGGCACTCATTTTTAATGTATCGGGTATCACAGGCATGATATTGCCGTTAGCGTCAACGTATCGATCGCTACGTGTAAATTCCGCACCCGTGGAGCCACCGCTATCACCAGTAATTTTTTTTCCGTCGACAATTAGTGTATCTGTAACCACCCCTGGCAGGCGCCAGTTACCGTCCGTATCAACAGCACCCACGACCCCATTAGTCCCCCGGAATAACACAGGAATACCAAACGACTCTGATTCAAAACCCGTACCACCTATATTTGCAGATACCAGGCGCAACACCCCGTCAGGGCCCAATGCCAACGGCATACCATTATCTCCCTGAATATAAAAACCAGCGGCGTGTGGGTATATCTGAATCGAGGAACCTCCAATACCGATCAGGTCCTGCACGGCGAGGGAAACAGCACGCGTTACCGCGTTTTTATCAATGGCCAGAATCATCCCGTTATCGACCATCAACGCAAATGTTCCGTCCGGAAGAACCTGAAAATACTTATCTATGGACTGCTGCGACGGCATCTTGCGCCCGGTGGGCTCCAGTGTGCCGGCGTTATTGATTACCTCTACTGCAAGTGCGCTGTCATCCGGGCTACGGTAATAGGTGGCACTGCCATCGGGGATATTCGCGATATCTGCCTGCGCCGCCGCCAGCGTCATGTACTGCCGGCTGAGAGGGATCAGGTTCTTCCGCGTCTCTTCGACAACTTTATCCCCTTCCGCCTTAATTCCGTCTACGGTGTAGTGCTCGCCGCCGAGACGATCGATGTATGTCGGTTCGGTACTGGTGACAACCTTATCCAGCATGGCGCCGGCATAAACTGCGTCCCGGATATCCGTGCTCGGAACAGCGTTATCTGTGGGAGTTGGTAACGGTACTTCTGCCATTGTGCATGTCGCCCTATAAAAGGCGCACGAAGCCCTCAGAAGTAAATCTGATGGTGTGCGCGAAGGTTGGTAATTACTGCTGTGTGTTACGGATAAATAGAGTCTGAATACTCAGTGAGTGAGAGGGTTTGAGTATCGTCACCGTTGGGTTTGGCGCTGTCGACGCGCCAGATTGTGGAGTTCAGTTCCGAGTCGGTAGCGATGAAATACCGGCTGGGGTTTTGCACCGTGCTGCGGTCATAAATGTTCAGATCGAAGGTATCGGCCGCAGCCTGAAATGCTTTGGGCTTGCCGCTTACCGGATAGGCCCGCCAGCGCCCGCGGTAATTGCCGAGGCTGTCGGTCATAACCACCCACATATCGCCCAAAGAAAAGTCGATACGCTCTGACGTCGAGAACACGTCACCGGATCGCCCGGTGATATAACCGGTTTGCTGCGCGTTGTCGTACATGTCCGGACACTGAACCACCGTACCTCGCACCACCTGCGTCGACTCCAGCACTTTCACTGTCATGGTCAGGCGTGAGTAAAGGATTTTCCTCGCCTCAAGCCAGGCCCGATCGGTTGCCTGAGTGGTGTTGCGGCAGCCGTCCAGGCTGATCTGCATCGCGTTAACAGTGGCATCTTCAACCTCAGTGATGCCGCTGCTGTCGATCTGCAGATAGATGTACGCCTTCTTGTTCGTCAGCGGGTCGACGTAATCCAGCGCCACGCCGTCATAACCACCAGGCAGAGACATTTGCCAGGCGACTTTGTACTCGTCCCAGAACATGTTTGAGCGCGCAAATACCGCATCGGGATTTGTCACTTTCTCATCACGCCAGAACGTCAGCACATCGCCGATGTTATTGCCGTCAACGCGGGCCACATTGGCGATCGTCGCTATTTTCTCTCCCAGCGACTGCTTCTCATCCGAGAAGGTGTAATCGAAATACCCAAGCGCCTCATCCGTCAAAGAGTCGGCAATGGCATAAAGAGCTGCGACGTCAATGCTCGCCACATCCTGCTTACCCACAACCACCCATTCGTGAAGGATTGCATCAGCAAACGAGCGACTCGGCCGCAGCGTATAATCGACCGCGCCGGTTATCCGGTCGTAGCTGATGGTATGCCGCTGCGCCAGCATGTTGTACTTCTGCTCACGGTTGCTGTTGCTGTCATTCGACCCTTTAATCGTGATGCGGGCAATCGTGTCTTCCGGATAAACAACGTTTTCGCGCACGTTCACCGCATGGATCGCCATCAGTGTCACTACGTTGGCGTCATTGCTGTTGTCGAGGCGCTCGATAGTGACCGCATAACGCCCCGCCCCGGCCGTCGGGGTGAATTTATGCGTCGTTCTGAAATAACGTGTGGTCACCTGGAAGTCGTTATCGAAGAAGTAATCGTGCTGCTCTGACGTACCAGGCACCTGATTGTTGTCGTCGTCGACCTGCCAGAACTTGATCCGGTATTGCGTAGTGCCGGCCGTCGCGCCGAGCTGAACCAGCACATGCACCCAGACCTGCGTCGAGACGATTGGCGAGACTGAAGGTCCGATAACAAGTGGTGTCTGATCGTTCAGTGTGAACAACGTCGCGTTGATAACCGCATTGCCCGGCAGAGATGTAATCTCTCCAGAGAGCTCGCCAATATAGAACGTCGTGTAAGAAAGCGTATCGTCGCCGATAAAGCTCTCAGAGGAGATGATGTTCCCGGCGCCAGTGACATTCCGTGTGACGCTTGTCCCGCCTTCGTTCCAGGTGGCGTTGATGACGAATGACACGGGGTGCGGTACCGCCAGCGCCGCAAAGTAGGCAAAGTTATCATCGTTCGACAGAACGACAGCCTTTAGCTGATTACTCTCGATCGCCACCGATGTCGGCGCGGTCGTGGTCGCGGTCTGGGCCGGGAAGTCCTGGGATTCATTTAACCCGGGGACTGTCTCGTTATCGACGTCATCGAACTGGTATCCCACCTCAATCGTGCCGATCACGTCACCCGGGTTATAAATCGCTGAACTGGCCCCCGCCAGGCTGCCGAGGTTCGATTCCGAGTAGCGGATCGACGATATGGTGTACCGGCCGTAACCGACTTCAAACCACTCCGTGAGTTGCTTGTTATTGTCGACGAACTCGAACAGCGCCTCCTGAATCAGGTCAGGAAAGACGCGGCACTGGCCGTAAATGTTCGGGCGCCCCTTGTAGAGTCGCGCGCGGTTCGTCTGGCCGGTTAAGTCGTTGTTGGGGGATTCGCCTGTCGCCACCGATACCGACACACTAGGCTTATTTGACAGTCCGAACACCTTCAGCGCGCCGGAGAGGATTTTCGTGACCGGACGCAATATCGTGGTGATGAGCTTTCCCACCCCGCCCTCTGGCTGGTCGAAGACAGCCACGACGTCGCCAGATCGCAGTGGCCGGCTGATATCGTAGTCATCAGGAAGCGCACGGCCATTCAGCTTCACGATAACATCGCGGTGCAGCTGCAGAGAATCCAGCAGGCTCACCAGTGTGGTGCCGGCGTCTACCGTTCCCCGTTGCAGCGGCGCTCCAGGCAGCCTCTGTAACTCATATCGAACCATGCACCATGTACTCCACTTTGCTGTAAACCTTCAGTAATGCCAGCGGGCTGTCACAGCGTACGAAGCCGAATTCGCCGCGGGCATGCAGGCATTTCACCGGGCTGATCATCACACCGATATGCGCCGGCACATCACCGCGGTAAAAAACGGCGATGCAGCCGGTGACCGCCACAGGAACACGCCGCCAGTGCGCGTGCTCCTGTTCGTAGCAGGTGATGAAATCCGCGCCCGATTCGTAGCCGGCGATGTGATGCAGCTCCAGGCCGAGCACATGCCGGTAATAGAGAACCACCAGGCCCCAGCAGTCCATCTGCTCAAAACTGCAGGCGCGATTAGCCCAGGGCTTGCCGTTAACAAGCCCGATAAAGTCGCTCTGTGTCATACGGTGATTAGCCCGGGATAGTCTTTCGTGGTGTAAATGATGGAGTTGGCCAGCGTCAGCGGGTTAGTCTTTCCGGCGGTCACGGTGACGTTGCTGGCATCGGCTGAAATGTCGTTCACGTAAAGCGTCCAGTCTTTCAGGGATGATGCATCGCCGATCGCGTTCCACTGCTGATACAGGCACTTTATCGGCGTCATGCGCGCGGCCCCGCGCCAGCTTTTCAGTGTCTGCCGGACATGTTCCGTCGCGGCGACAAAAGTGATCGTCATGGATATGACCGCCGTTCCGTCCTGTGCCGGCTCGGTCACGCTGAACCGCGCAGGCTCGAAGGCATTTCCGCCGAACGTCGCCGGGCGAAACAGGTTATTGACCACCCGGTAATAGCCGAAAGCCGGATGATAAAACTCCACTGTCCGTTTGATATCACTGGCTGGCCGCTGCTCTTTCCATTCTCTCAAAGTCGGCATTAGTCAGCCCTCGGCATAACTTCGGTGATCAGGTAATCCAGCCAGTATCCATAGCCAGGCTGGGCCTCAACAATCCAGTCGTCGTAGTCCTCGGTAATGTCCTCGATACCGTTGCTGATGACAGTTGCGGTCCAGGTGACAATGTTGCCGTTTTTGCTGGTCTGCACCGGCATATCGACGAAATGCAGCGTCTGCTGCTGAACGCCCTGCGTATCGCCCAGGTCGATCGGCATCTGGAACCAGTTGCGCCCGCGGTCGCAGTAGGTTGGCGAGCGAAGCCACGACTTAAACCGCTCGGCCTGGGCAAGCGTGAATATCCACTGCAGCGTCCATGTCGCCTTAAGGTCTGTGGTGATCGGCGTGATTATCAATGGACCGACCGCCGTCTGCGTCGTCTGCCAGGCTGTATCCTGCGTCATATTCTGATCGGCGCGCTGGGGAAGCGGCAGGAACGGAGGGTATTGAACTGTTGCCACGTTTCCTCCGGGCATAAAAAAACCCGCCGAAGCGGGTTGGGTTTAGTAAGCACCTTGCGCTTTGCGGCTTAGTCCAAATGTCTGCTGCATCTGAGAGGATACGGGGCCACCTCTTTCCATGTCGGTGATCAGCAAATCCACCACTGCGCTACCGTCCTGCATATAGCCGTCGGCACTCTGTACGGTGGCACCAGTAGACTGGTTGATGACGTTAACCTGCACGCTGATCCCTCCTCCTGACTGCATATCCTTATTGCTGATGACCTTCCCGTTATCACCGGGGATCATGTACTGCTTTCCGGTGCTGGCCTGGTAGATCTCTGGTTTACCTTTCTCGCCGACTTGGTACAGGCCGCCGGCTGATACCGGTCCGCCGTTGTAGCGAGCGCCGGCTATTGAAAGGGCCTGCGCCATGCCAACTGTTGAAGCTATTCCTGCCTGAGCGGGGATAGCGTTAGCGCCAGCCGTGGCAAGGGAGGTCATTGCAGCAGCCGGAGCCATGGATGCGGCTATTAGTTGCCCTTGCGCAATAGCCATTCCAGAAGCGGCGGTCATTCCAGCCTGCCCCATAATTACAGACTTCAACCACTCAACCCCCATCTGAACAAAGGAGTTGATGACGCTGTTAAGTACCGTCGAGCCTAGCGACCGCATAGCTTCGCTGACAGACATGCTGCCAGTGATTATGCCAGTGAGGGCGTTGGAGGCGTTTCCAGCAAATGAATCAAACGCCGCGGCAGCTACTTCATATCCTGCATTTTGTTGTCGCCATATCTCCCACTGCGCCGCTATGCGCTGTTGCTCGTACTGAGTGTTAGCGGCATTCATCAGCTCAAGTCCGCGCTGAGTAATCTGCCCCTTCTGCGATTCAAACTGCTGGATTAGAGCCAACTCCTGAGCATGCTGATTAGCCAGCTGTTGGACAGGGTCAATCTGCCCCCGAGCTTCCTGCATGGGGCTTACAGTTTGCTGAGCGCGTATCTTAGCCAGATTAACCTGGTGCTGAGCCTCCAGTTGCTCACTGGTCTGATTGTACTGCTGCTGAGTGATTTTTTTGGCGGCCAGTGCAGTTTGCAGATCTTTAACATCCTGCTGGTAAGACGCATTCTCTCTGGCTTCAGGGAGCAGCTTTTCTGCCGCAGCCTGGGCTTTGAGGGCATTAGCCGTATCCCATATTTCTCCACGGTATTTACCGGCAAGAGCAATTTGCTCTTGGGTGGCTCCCTTACCTAGTGATTGCTGAGCCTGTAATACTGCCTGCTCCCGGCTTAACTCCTGCGTTGAGCCAGCAGCGAGTTCTGATTGCTGCTTCAAGTTGGCTAGTTTTTGGGCTACTGACTCCTGCTGGTTAGCAAGTTTCTTAGCCTCAGATTCCGCCGCCTTATCTTCCTTCTTCTGATCCTTTCTTGCCTGAGTGTTTCTCTCTGTTGCAGCATAATTATCCTGAAGCCTTTTGATTGCTAGCTCATCTGTAACGCCTGCATCCTCAGCATCATAGGCCGCCTGCTGCCTGGCTTTTGCTTCCCCCTCCAGCTTTGACAAGGCAAGTCGGCGCTCAGCCTGCTTAATTAGCTTCTCGCCTTCTTTCCCGCCCCAGTTTATTTTCAGACTTTCTGAGTTGAAGGCTTTCAGAGCCTGCGTTGATTGGCCGAGTTTTTCAGCCAGGAATGCCTGGGTTCCACCGAGGAATGACGCTTGCTTTTCTGCTTCAGCGATAGCGATAGCGTTATCTCTGGCAGCCCTCATCTGATCAACAATGCCCTGATTAACTTGAATGTTAATTAGGTGTAATGCGTCTTCAGTTTGCTTAAGGGTGGCTGTCGCTCCATCCAGATCCCTGCGCTTTTTGGCCAACTCGTTTGCGGCATCCCTTGCCTTAATCACGAAACCATTATTTTGATCTTCGGTAACTCCATATTGCCTTGCAAGCGTTGTATATTTCTCGTAATCGGATTGCAGACCTGAAATGGTATCTTTCAGATCGCTAATAGCTTCCTTTTGCGCCTCAATTGAGGTGACCGTATCAGCCCTAACGCCCTGAGCTTGAGCAAGATTCATGTCCTTGAGGCGCTTAATAACGTCAGGTACGGTGTCAGCAAAAGCTATTGCCTCTTTTCTGGCCTCAGCCTGTCGCTGTGAATACAGATACCAGCCAGCGGCAACAATGGCTATTACGCCAATGGGCCCACCCAAAGGAGCAGTAACCGAATTCACTACCTTCATTGTGTTTGCAAAAGTTATACCCGTAGCGGCCACTTTGGCTTGTGATGCCGCTAGTGCATTATTAGCCAATGCAGCTTCAGCGGATGTTGCGACATAAATCCCCCTTAGCCGTATAACGTTCTCAAGTGCAAAGGCTTCAGCGGCAGATCCTTTTGCTACGTTATACTCCGCAGTTGCCAGATTTAGAGCGGAAAGGGCAGCATCTTTATCTGCTACTGCTTTTCTGGCTGTTACTGATGCCGCTGCAGCTTCCTGCTGCGCCGATTGCCTTGTCGCAACTATTCCCTGAATTGTTGCTTTCACTCTTGAGGCTTGAGCGGCTGTTGCCATTGCTAGCGCGCCAGCAAACCTACCACCCATTATTGCAGCAGCGCCAATTAAAGCTGTCCCCAGCGTCTCAAGGTTTTCGCTTATTGTAATAACAGAGTCTCGGAACCCTGCTGCGAATGATTTAACCGTCGAGTTTTCGCCAAAGAATTTCGTTACGTTGTTACCGGCCACCTGCAATCCCTTGGCGATTGAGACGGTGGTGTTGGCAAATTCTTTGCCGATTGCATCCCCTTGTGACAGAAGCCCCTTAACTACAATGTCTGTTGTCAGTTGCCCTTGAGCGGCCATAGCCCTTAACTGACCAATAGAAACACCCATCGAATCAGCCAGAGCGACCATGAGGCGGCTGCCTTGCTCTGACACTGAGTTAAACTCTTCGCCGCGCAGAACTCCGGAAGCTATACCCTGTGATAGCTGAATGATTGCGTTCTCAGCTTCCTGAGCAGTTGCGCCGGATACCGCAAATCCCTGGTTGATAATGGTGGTAAGGCGGGTTAAATCTTCTGCGCTGGTGTTGTATGTTCTGGTTCCGCGCTCAAGCCGGGCGTAAAGAGTCGCCGTGCCGTTCAGGGATGACTGGGTTGCTTGTGAAACATCAAAGATCCGCTGCATAACTTCGGCCTGCGTCTCTCCAGTACGAACCGAGTTAGCGACTTTGTTATTCAGTTCAGTCCAGGCATCGGCATAACTCGCAACCTGTTGCACAGAAAGCGCGGCCAGCAAGCCTTTAGCAACGCCAGAAAGGCTGGACATTGTTCGTTCCATCGTTCCAATAGAGCGCTCAGTGCGGTTAACGCTGGCTTCAAGGCGGCCCATGCTCCCATTAAGACCGTTCAGTGCCGCATCAACTTCTCTTCTCGCTGCCAGTAAACGCGAAGTATCCATGTCGACTTCATAGACAACGCTGCCAGCATCAAAGGTTCCAGCCATTTACTTTTCCCCGGTCGATAAAAAACCCGCCTGAGCGGGTTATATATGTGATTAGTTATTTCACTTGCTGATCATGGATAGCACGGCAGAAATCACATTTTCCACTTACATGAAGAGGAAATTTCTTTTGCTATTGAATCTGCTCCAGTGAGGTCAAACTCAACTACTTGCATCGTTGAACCATATGGCTCGAACCCAAGGATCATTTTTTTATGAGAGGAAATATCCTTTATGAAGGATATGGCCTTGGGGCTGAATGCCGCCTCGCCCCCTTCTGCAGCACTCCATCTACGTTTTTGCGGCTTTCCTCCATCAAACCTGATGGTTATTAACGGGTCATCAATCCCCATATACTCATCTACGGAAAGATATGCTTCCGTTTTTCCCTCACGGCATCGCAAGACAATGGAAGTACTTCTTTCAATTCCTTGCCTCATATAGACATCTGGTGACCTATTAATGGCTACAACATCAGTCATATCGGTCATCTTGTTTTCTTCTTTCTTAACCTGCCAAGAGCCTTCCGTTACATATTCAGCGCCGGTTGATACCAGAGGGATAGCAGCTACACACAAAGCCAAGATCGTCTTTTTCATTTTAGGATGTGTCCGTTTTGAATGTTCAGAACAATCCTATCAGGTATGAATGGGAACGACAAAACCCGCAGTTAAGCGGGTTTGGTTATCAAGGCGGATCTCTTAGCCGATCACAAACTCAGCCTTTGCGCCTCGAAACGAGATTGTTTTGTTCCCCGCCCGACGGCAAGCGTCAGCTATAGCCTTCATGCCGTACTCGACATTACCCAGATGTTTGCGCATCGCCACAATTTCAGCCTTCGGCGCTGATACATCAAAGCCTGCCTCTTCCAGAACGTTAATCAGGCGAATGGCCGCAGATGTCGAGTTGTCACCACAAAGCATCTCCATCGTCACGTCAAAAGACGGGGCGGTTAGAGACTTCCCAAATGACAGGTTGCCACTGCGAACCAACGGGTTGTTATCGATCCACCATTGAAGCGGAATGTTTACATCAAACTTAGGTGCTGGTAGCGTTTCCTGCTTGCCAAGGAATTCACCCTCAAGAGGCACACGCGCAGCGATAGAAAGCCTTCATGGGATACCCGAAGAAGCGAAAATCGCCATTTACAACGTGCTTTCGCAAGAACTTGAAGCAATTACGAGCGCCAAAAACGAAGAAATCGCAAAGATTAATGCTGAAACTGAAAGGTTGAATGCTACTGTCGCTCAAAAAGAAATGGGCCTTGCAAATATTGGCTCTGTCATAGGTGCCATAGTCGTCGTTTTGGTCTTGTTTGTTTTGTTCATCAACTTGAAATAGAAAACCCACCGTTCGGTGGGCTTCTTCTCTGTCGTTTCGGGGTGTATCTGACTATCTGTCAAACTCTTTACCACCAGTCGACTTTAAGTATATAGACTTAATGTATGGCATTTTAAAGAGCACAGCCCTATCATCCATAGCTGTTCTAAGCATCATACTACGACACATAAGGCTTACCCCGCCGGTTACTTTGATGCATAATCCATCAGGGCTTTCGAATGTACTCATTTTCCCCTTCTTCCACATTATAAACGTTGCACCTTCAGGGATCGCGCCAATTGGCTGCACAGCAAAAAACGAAATGCTTGTGTATACAAAAATTGAAAAAGCGATAAGGATAACAACGATCACAGATATTGTTTTTTTCCACATAGCAACCTCAGCAACCAATAGTTTCGCCTGAATTTGTTATTGTGCACGTATTTCCATCACTGTCGGAGCTATGGCAGCCTGAGGAATCACACCAACTTTTCACTGAATACTGATTCCCATCAGAGTCACTAGAAAACACCTCCGTCGAACCATCAGAATGATTCCTTGTTCCAGATGTTACAGAGTAATTATTACCTTCAGTATCGTAAGATGAGATGGTTGTGTCCCCGTTAGCCGCCTCGCTAGTACTCGTGCAAACACTGTAACCATCTGATCCAACGCACTCATCTGCATATGCGTAGCTAAAGAATCCGCTTAATAGAAACAACAATACAATCTTCCTCATATCCCTATCCCCACTGGTTAGTTTTGGACAGATTAGCAGGGATGTGAGGGAGTAAAAAGCCCACCGTGGTTGGCTCATTTCTTCTTCTCTTCACGTTTGCGTCGTCGCTCTTCCCGCAACTCCTCTCGGCGTAAATCATCAAACACCTTTACGATCGCTTTCATCATCATGAAATTGACGAAGTGGTGATTAACGCAGCCGTGAATGCGTAACTGCTCGGTGAACTCTTCAGCCGATCGCAGCGCCTCCATCATGTTCTTCTCGCCTTTCATGAACTCCGAGAAGTCGCGCCCCGCTCTGGAGGCGCATTCAACGATTCGGTTATTCATGGTCACGCCGCCGCATACAGCAACTTCATTTGCCCCTTAACGGGGAACGCAGCCATGCAGCGGGCTTCGAAGTCCTTCTGGTCAATGCTGCAACTGGCAATGTTGGTAACGGCGATCAGTTGCTGCTCGACCTTCTCCAGTGCATCAGGCTTAAGATGTTGGTGAATCTTCTCCTTGCTGTCCCCGGCGGCTTGCTTTGCTGCCTGATAGACATAATCGGGAAGTGCGACACCGTACACCCATCGAGCGGTGATCTGACCGAACAGCGCCGGGCAACCGCCAACATGACCAAAGTAAGGAAGGCCGGACATTTTCGACAGCGCCTGGTAGAATGGGTCTTTAAAGCGCTTCTCCCAGGACGTTGGTTGCTGGCACACCATCAGGCCGACAATCTGATCTTCGGTGAGCTGGAAGTTTTTACTCAGCAGAAGATTTTTAATGTGTCGGTCACAGGCGCGGGCGAATTTTACTGACAACCAGCGGGCGAATTTCACCGCCAACTCCGGATGAAGCCAGGTCCCGCCGTTTCGCCCTTTTTCCACTCTGACTAAAAGGGGAGAAAAATCCTCTTTTACGCCAGAGCTAGCAATTCCAAGCTCCTCAGCCAGTTCGGCGATATAAATTTTTGTCGCCTCAGTCTTTAGCCAGTCCTTTGGAAGCTTGCCGTGATGCTTTGCAGCAACTGTGGCATTGAACCAGCAATCTGCTGTAAAAGGGAATGAGCGGTCATCGTAATTCATAGGGATGATATTAGACATATCGGTAATTACCTTTTAGTGATGAACCTTGTCTCACAGGAATCCGGCCCACAGAAAGGCACCGACAGCCAGCCGGTATCCTCAAGGGTCATCCTGAAAGGTTCTGTGTGAAATGCGCGTGAGATGCGCGGTGAAATTTGGGTATAAAAAAGCCCCGGACTATACCGAGGCTGGCTTATTGGTTGGCTTTGGCCTGCTTCCGTTTGCGTCTTGCAAAGTACGCATCGGCTGCATCGTCATACTCTTCCCTGGTATACCCTTTCTGATCCGGGTATTTGGCGATGAGCATTAGGCTGAATTCGGTCATCGTCAGGTTTTCAGCTTCCTCTCTGCTGATCCCGAAGTGGTTGCGTGCAGCGATGACGTAATCGGCAGCCCGGAACTCACTGGTTTTTTCATTTGTCTCATGGCGCTGAAGTTTGCGTACTTTGGCCTTTCCGATAATGCCGTGCATTATCAGACTTTGTGCAAGGATGACCATATCCTGCGGATTCATGACGCCCTTATGCCACACAAACGCCCTTCTTTTGGTTTTGCCGGGCTTCATCCAGCCAACCAGATCACCTATGTCATCATTGCAGCAAGCGGTGAGGACCGTGTGGGCGGCCAGTAGAGATTTCTTATCAAGATGTAAAGCAGAAAGGTGTTTAGCCAGCCATTCAGGCACTCTGCCGTATGCTTCGACAACCCTCTGAATGAGAGGTGTTATTTCATCGTTGAAGAGGTCATAGAACGTCTGAACTATTTCTGCTGGCTCGCCGATGCGCGACATAGCCATGAATGATGGCCGGAAAAAATAATCCCGGTCCCCGACGGTTACCAGGCATTCTCCCAGCTCTTTTAGCGGAACCATTTATGCCTCCTGTAAACAAAATCAAGGGCAGAAATCCTGCCCTTTGTTTTGCTTACACCGTGACAGTAACCACGTGGGTAGCCACGAATTCACCATCAACCGTCTTCACAGTAACTGTGGCTGTTCCCGCCGTTGCACCTGACGGCGCTGACACGGTTACCGTATTACCAGTGATGGCGACGGTTGCACGTGCCGGCACGGATGAGCTAGCTGTGAACAGTTTGTTATCAGCATCTTCCGGTGCAACATTCACCGCGAATGTAGTACTGGAGCCAGCAGCAATAGAACTGGTCGTCGGCGCAACACTTACACCGGTAACCCGAATGTCACCATCAGCTTCGGTGATCTGGAAAGTCTGACCGTCAGCCAGTTTGAACTCAAAGCTGTAGGTCACGATTTCTTTCACACCACCGCCGTCACTGGCTCCTGATGGGACCATATAGCCGATGTGGTAATAATCGCCCCAGTGGAAACGCATCCATACACCTGGCTGGCGGCGGGCACGAACCTCATCGACGATGTATTTCACGAACTGCTGAATGCCAAACTCATCAGTGCGGTCTTTAACGCGAACCTCCCCTTCGATGGAGTAGGTCGGGTCCAGACTGGCAATCAGGTTTGAACTGAATCCGCCGTTATCAGCATCAGAGGTCAGGGCCTCCGGGCTAAGGTCCCACGTTGCCGATGTTGGCAACCCCATCAGTTTCCAGTCGCCTTCCGCCGGAAACTGGTCGGCACAGCCGTAAGCCAGTTCCAGCGTCTTAGCGCGACCAATTAGTTGTCCGTTGTCGGAGCAGCCTTGCATCGTTGCTTACCTCGCTTCAGATAATAAAAAAGGCCGCTCCAGGCGACCTTATGTGGTTTTATTCGGTGTTATCCGCCAAAGAGACAGGCGAACTGCAGGCGCCACACCATACGCCCCTCGGTTGTGATAACAGGCGAAGGAATTCCGCCCATGTTGGATATCTGCCCAAGGCAGGTGTGCGTCATCGGGTTTTGCTGCACGTAATCGATGATGGCCTGAGCGTCGTTCTCTGACTGCGCATAGTCAGCAGATGCCTTTCCCTTGCTTATCACGTCCACCATGACGTAGTAATCAGCGGCCATATCACGATCTACTGGCGTGCCACCATTTGGTCGGAACACAATAAAGCGGTCAGATGCCTTGCCGGTATCATTCCATGACAGTGACTGAACGATGTATCCGGCAGTCAATCCTGACTCAACAAAGACATTTCGAACCCGCCTGTGCATAGGAGGTGTCATAGCTCCATCTCCCTGCGTATAACTGCGTCAACTCTGTCTCTGGCGTTTTCAGCACCTTTCTCAAGGAATTTTGGCTCGCCTGATGTATCCCATATATTTCCACGGGAGCCGGGCGCTTCGCCTTTTCTTACAGGACGCGGGGTGTTTTTTCCAAGATGAATACCTTTGGCCTCATGCACGTACGCCGCATAATTTGCAGAATAACCAATTCTCCCGGTTAGTCTGGTGCCCTTGATAACAACCTCTCTAAACTGAGAGTTAACCAGAGTGCTGGTATCGATAGGAACCAGCACCGCTGACTCCAGCCCAATCTCAAACAGAGCAGAGTAGAGCGCCCGCATGGTTTTTCGCTTTTCGATATTATCAATCAGCCGGTTGATATTATTGCTGACCTTGGAGACTCCCCGAACTTTAACGCCCATAATCAGACTCCCGTTATCAGTGCGAAATCGTCCGCCAGTCGCTCGAACGTATCTGCGAACTGGACGATCTGCCGAATCTCATCGGCCTCGTCCGGCGGAGCCGCATCTGTCGACGCGCCAATCAGGATGTAATCTCCCTCCCGCGCCGTTGCGTACTCGGTCCATATCGTGTTTTTAACCACGATTTCCCGGCCGAGGTCGCCGATTTTTGCAGAGAGTCCACCCTGGTAGTCGCAGAGGATAGCGAACGGCGCTTCCCACCCATACGGCTGACCTCCGCCGTCGGTATCGCTACCGTCGGCATCGCGTATGCGCCGCCAGATTGTCGCCGTCGCGGTGTATGACCAATTAGCGGTTGCCGACATCAGTCATCCCTCCATCGCAGCACAGCGGCGCCTGTGGCGCGTATGCGGTCGCAGTTAATGAACCACTCGCCGTCGCTTTTCACGTACGCCGTCGTTTGCTCGCCGGTATCGGTGATCACCCACACCCGGGTAAACGTTCGCGGCAGTCGTTGCTGAACTGAAACCCACGCCATTAGCAGCCCCCGACCACCATAAACAGGCCCACAGTGTTGCCAGCGCTGATCGGAAGTTCACTGGTGCAGCCGCTGGTATCCAGTTTCGCTAGCGAGTCACGCAGCCAAGTGATGCCATCGTCACCGTAATCGAACGAGCGCGACGCTCCTGATGGCGCCCCCTGCGATTTTATTCGCCGGGCACCGGAAGACGTCGCCATGAGCGCGGCGGCATACATCAGAATGAGCTTTGCCGTGCATTCGTCGTATCCAGCACCATCGAGGCACGGGATAATCTTGTTCACCACGCAGAGAATCGGATCGAGCAGAGCGGCCGGGATGGAGTAACCCAATTCACCGAGGAACGCCTGCACGTCTGCCGCTGTGATTGGGTCAGCCATGGTTATTTCGCCTTCTTCGATTTGCTGGCAGATTCTTCCTGCTGCTCTGCCTGCTCTGCAGCGTCATTGCCCGGCGTGGCTACTTCCAGCGCTTGCTCTTCCACTTCGCCCACCACCGACACACGACCAGCAAAAGCTGCAGGAACGTCCGCCGCGACGAATTCGTGGCCAACAGGAAGTTTCTGGAAGACGCCATCAATCATGCCCCAGCAGCCGGTTTTCTCGACCTTTAACGTTTTCATGCTTTCTCCCGAAGAAAAGGGGCCGAAGCCCCTTAACCCTGTGCGTTGAAGACTTTAGAGCGACCGTTGAAATCACGCTTAATCTGCAGACCAACAGCACTCCAGACCAGAGTGTTGTAGTTGTCGAACGGATTCTGTCGCGGGATCATGAAGGTACCCACCGGCGCGGCGATGCGCGTCTTGATGTACTGCGAGTTGCGAACGTACGCAATGAAGTGGTTACCGGTCAGCTTAAAGGTCTGGTTCACCGACTCAATGCGGCCGTAGCGCAGGATGTATTCCAGCACGGTGCCTTCTTTGAAGCCCGCAGCGGAGGAGTACGGCTTGCTCATGTTGCGCATGATGTCAGGCGACACCCAAACCTTCACCTTCTCCTGCACGTAGTTATCGTCCAGAAGCTTCGCGAACGGTCCGGTGAAGAAAGCGACCATCTCGTCAGGAGTAGCAGTGGTCAGGTCGATGTTGAGGCCTGAAGCACTCAGGTCTACCTGGTTGGTGTTGGCGTGGTTGGTGATACCGGCGCCGACATACCCCTTCACCTTCACCTTCGCATCGCCTGAAAGCATGTAGTCAGCCATGTCTTCACGGATAGCCGCAACGTGCGCTTCCTGGTCATCGGCCATCGCGTCGAGGTTTTCGGACTGCATGCCGCTCCACTCACGCCATTCGCGGCTGTAGCCGGTGTTAAAGATCGGGATCGGGTCGCCGGCTTCGTCGTAGATGACTTTATCCAGCTCTTCCGGAACATGGCCAGTCAGTGTGCGATGAACCTTGCCAGCGTCACTGGAAACGCGGTACAGCGCAGCCGTCTTTCCGATAGAGATCGGCGTACCGAGACCGAGCAGGTCATCAAGCAGGCCGTTACCTTCGTCGTTGCGGAAGACTCGGGTGGTGATGTTGTCAACTTCACGCCAGTAGTCTTTAGAGATCAGCGCAGCCTGGTTAACTTCCAGCGCGCCGCCGTACTGGGCGGAAATGTTGTTCTGGTTAACGTTGAAGGATTCGCGCTGCATCAGCAGCTGATTCCATGCCTTCTTGATCTGGTTATGTTCAGTAACCAGCTTTTTGTTAAATACGATCATGCTCATGCGGTAGCTTTCCCTGATTTGCGAACTTTCACGAGCTGGGCTTCAGCACCAACGGTGATTTTTTCGCGTGAAAAGAAGAGGACCTGGTCGGTGGCTGGAGTGGTCGACTTGGCCAGTGTGCCGTCACCGGCAGAAACCAGACCTTCGTTTTCCAGCAACACTTCGCCAGCCTTTACCAGCATGTGGTAATCGACATCGTCTTCGCACATGATGGCCGCGCCAGTATCCCCGGCCGGCACTGCATCGCGGATATCACCGCCGCCGATATAATTGTGCTGGAGCGCCAGGGCTACCCCTGCACCACCGGCCACATTGTGAACATCCAGTTTCCCTGTGCTATCCAGCATTACCAGAGATCCTGGCTTCACTGCTGCCGCCATGATTGCTTCAATGACCTGCGGGTCATTCTTGCGGGCTGGGCCCGCGATTACGGTATGGAAACGAGGTGCGAGAGCCATTATTCAGGAGCCTCCATAGAAAGGATTTCACTCTGAGCGCCATTCCCCTGGAATGCCGGGTTCAGACCGGTGCTGGTCTGGCACTGCGAGTACATGTCGTTCAGCGCTTCGCCGGCCAGCGAGTTGATCGCCGCTTCGGTCATGAACGGGAATTTCGCTTTGACCGCTTCACGCTTGGTCTTGAGGTCTTTTTCAGCATTGGCCTGCAGCTGGGTTTTCAGAGTGCTGATCTCGTCGGTCAGCGGCTTAATCGCCAGATTTACTGCTGCGGTAATCGCGTCTGAGTTAATCTGAGTACCCGGCTGGTCGCCTGCTTTCTTCTGTACCTGCTGGTTATAGGCATCCCAGACCTGATCGTCGGTCAGCCCCTCGGTTTTAACGCCTGCGGCATTGAGCGCGGCGATCATCTTCTCTTTCATCGGGTTTGTTTCTCCGTTGGTTTTGACTTCGTACTCAGTGGGTTTGCGCACGACCTCTACTGGATCGCCGACCAGCGTGACTGTGCTGTCGTCGATGAGGTATTTTTGCTGGAAGAGCTTATTGCCCTCTTCGAAAATGAATTTGTCGGGCCATACGGTCACGACATAGCGATAAACATCGCTGCCTGACGGCGCGCGAATGGCTTCCCGCAGCATCTGGTAGATTTCATCGAATGAGGCATCTGAGTTGTGGGTGAGGAAGAACTTCACTTTGTTCAGCAGGCCATCTTTGAGGCTATTTGCCGCATCAACGAGGCTTGCAGTCTCGACTTCGCCTTCCTGACCATCGGCATTCACGAACATGCCGACTCCTTCCTCTGGAGTGCCGGCGCCCGGCTCATCGAGCAGGATAGCGATATGGTCGAACTGCATATTGTGCGCGACCCAGGAGTGCTTTTTCCCCTTCGACTCGCCCGCCTTCTGCTCTTTGTTCAGCAGTAGGCCAGTGGAGACATGAATCGGGTCGACATTATTGCCGGTGATCATGTCATCTAAGCGCTGAATTAGGCGCTTACCGTCAGGTTTGGTTTCTGCCACCGCCTTGTTGACGTAAACGTCCATCACGACCTTGTCGCTGGCCTTGCTGACGTTCTGAGCCCACGCCCCGGCGTAGTAATCGTTGACCGCCTGAGGGTCGTTAGCGCTGACGTATTTACCGTTCACCATCGGGTGGCCGATTGGCATTAACTTGCGCTCCATCGTCTGGTAGCTGTTGTTAATCTCCTCCGCCGGGTACAGACCGCCATTCATCACAATGTCATCGACGATCGGAACCGCACCACGAATGACGTAGTGCTCCTGGCCGTTGATGGTTGTCGTTGAGATGTTGGAGGCGTTGATGGCGAGGGATTTAACATGAATACTGGTAAGGTTCATGTTTAACCCTTTGGATTATTAAAATGAAAAAATGGTTTTTGGCCTTAGTGTTTGTAGTCGCTATCCCAGCCAAGGCTGGTTTCATAACTGGAAATGAGCTTTATGATCTCTACAAAGCCTCAATTCGTGCCGAACAAGCATCGCCAAGCGAAAAAGATTTAATAGATGCAAATGAGTATCTGGGCTACGTAACAGGCGTGTGGGACGCGCTCGAAGGCTTTGCCGTTTGCACTGGTGACAAAATCACAAGAGGGCAAATCGGCGACATGGTCGGTGAATATCTTAAAAACAACCCCGGCATCCGAGATAAACAGGCTAGTTCCATAATCATGATTTACCTGAATGCTAAATATCCATGCAAAAAATAACTATGCTGCCTTTTTATCCGGGGACCACTGTTTGCGCTCTTTCTCCAGCTTCTCAGCTAACCCCTGATTGAAAATGCTGCCGTCGTCATTGAGCAGAACCGGAATCTGGCTGCAATAGCAGTTGTACCGGTTGCCGTTCTCGGCGTAGAAGTCTCGCACCTGCTCGGTGGTGTAGACCTTGCCGTGACGGCTGGCGTGCCAGCTGCGCGTCGTCGGTTTGAGCGCCGACAGCCACAAAAGCCCGGTATTCATCCCCAGCCTGTCGGCAGCCCAGTCGGTTTCGTTCCACTGCGCCTGCCGCAGAGCGCCGACCTGCTCAGTCTGAGCAATAGTCTTGGCCTTCGACATCGATACATCGAGGCGCTTGCTGATGACGCTGGCCGTCTCGCGAGGATTCACCCCGCGCGCGACCGCATCGGTAATGATGTTGGTCAGATCGCCGCGGGCTGTATCGCTGATGACCTTCCAGTCACTGAACGTTGTCAGCCTGGCCGCCGATATCTGGTTCAGATAACCGGGGCTGCTCAGAAGTTGCGAGAGAGTCGTCTGGCTGGCGTACGCCTGCGACTGCTGCGAGAGGTTGTTGAATGCCTCCAGCGTGCCGCGCTGCGCTTCTGCGACGACGTAATCCATCGCCCAGAGGTTTTGTTCGCCGCCTTCGAGCAGGTAATCGTCGAGAATAACCTGTACCGCTTCGAGCAGGTCGGCCAACTCCTGCGCTGACATGCCATAGATGAACTTGCCGGCGTTGACCTGGTAGAGCCTCACATCCTCGCCATGGTAATGGCAAAGGAAGTGCCAGTTATGGCTGTTTACCTCTCGCTCTCTCCCGGTTAGGCGCTGATCGAAGAGCAATTTCAGAGCACGCTTGATGCCGAGATAACGGTCCTCGATATCCCGGAACATCGCGCTGACCTGCTTCGCTGATCGAGTCGGGTCAACCTTGCTGCGCGGAACTATCGGCAGCCCCACCTTTGCCGTCTGCTCCGGTGTCATCGGCCAGTGGATCATCGGTTGTCACCTTGTCATTCGGGTTAGGTGGTTGCTTTGGCTCAGGCAGAGGGTCGAGGCCTACAATCTCGCGAAGTTCGTTGGCAGTGAATGGCGGCTCGCCACCATAGAAGCCCGACGTTTTCTGCACGATATCGGCCAGTTTCGAAGCGTTCTCGATTTTCTCTTTCTCGCCCGGAGCTAGCAGGTCTGACCATGAAATGGTGACCTCTCCATTTGTCGGCGGATCGATAATGCCTAGGGTCCAGAAGCGTTCCAGCAAAGCGGTGATTCTGTCAGTCAGGAAGCCGTTGCGGCGGGTATTGCGGCGAATGGCCCAGTCGGTTTTATCCTCATCACTTGCCAGGCGCCCGGTCTGTTGTCCAAACAGGATGGTGAATGGTATCTGTACGGAGGCGGCCAGTTCGTTCGCAGTGACTTCCCACGTCGGCCCCGGGTCGCCTGGCGTAACGCTCAGAACATGCATCTGCCCGGCCTGCATCACGGCGGCCGCATCGGTGCCGCGGTTAAGCTTGTTGACCTTGTCCCCCATCGCTTCGCCGAGGTCGGCATAACCAGCCTTCTTCGCCAGATCGGACAGCGTAGCCATGTCTGTTTCTTTGCTGAACTCGACCGCGATCTGCCGGCTGGCATTTTTCAGGAAGCCCTCAGCGCCACCGCCGGAAATCTTCTCAAGGTCGAGTCCTTTGTTGTATCCGGCCTCAAGCAGGGGGATACCCGACAGAACGTTGTCATCCTCTGAGCCTTCGCAGAACAGGATCACCCTGCTCGGATGCACAGGCTCACTGCGCGTCGGTCCGACGAAAGCCTCGTCTCCAACAGGCTGCTCGTTGAAGTTGAACATCTTGGGCTGACCGAACGTTTCAGACAGACGATCGTTATCCCAATCGGCAACGGTTAGCTGTGGCTCCCACACAGGAATCAGCTTAACCAAAGCTGCTTCACCGAGATTTTTCACAAGTGAGGTGTCGACTTCCTCACTCCATGGCCGGTTGTCTTTTATCTGCAGCAGCAATGCAGAATAGCGACCAACCATATTGCGTCGGTCGGCATCCTTCACTTTCGGCCACCATTTCTTCATGAACTTAGTGACTTTCTTTTCCCATGGGTTGGTTTTCTTAGCCTCCTGGGCTTCGTCACCATCAACGATTATTGGGTAATCCTGCCAGCAACCATCAAGAAGCCGATGGACAACAGCAAAGCCGGCAGCGTTGCGGCGGTACATGTTGTAGAAATCATTGAAGGTAATGGTTCGCGGGTAGCCAAACTCCTGATAGAGCGTCGGGCGCTTGGTATTGCCTCCGCCGATCCCGATGGCGTTAAGGTAATTCGCTCGCCGCATTTCAGTGGCGAGATTGTTCACAGCCAGTTGAAGGCCGTTATCTTGTTCGCTCACTGGCGATGCTCCTTAGAAGAATACTGTGCCGACCTGCTTGCGGTTGTTCTTCGCCACTGCAAAGTAACGAAAGCTGTCGGCGCCGTGCGATGTGAAGTCGTGAAGGGGTTTATCTTTCCAGCAGCCGCGCTTGTCGTCCCACTCCTTGCGGTAACCTTCAAGGTGGGAGATGCCAACAGCGCACTTCTCCTCATCGAAAACGCAGGATTTGAGGATTTCACGCACCGACTCGATGCCGGTATCGATCCCCGCTTTCGGCACAACACGGAAGTTCATCGAATACATCCGGCCGTCAATCTCGTAGCCCTCACGCGCCAGCTCTTTGCGAGACTTCGCATCAGCGGCAAACTCGCGGTTCTCGATGTCGTGCGGACCCCAGTGCTCACCGTACTCATAGCCGCGGTCTTTCAGCACCTTCATGTAGTGCCGAAGCCCTTCGCCAGAGTTTTCGTAGTAGTCGATGACATGGAACTCTTCGCCGACCTCGCGAACGAACCAGATCGCCGTGGAGTCCCCCACACCAATATCCCAGAACGTGTGAACCGGTAGATGTGAGTTATCCGGGATTTGGCCGATCCGCTTGTTGGTGTAGAGCCAGCGGAATTGTTTGGCGTAGTACGCGCCCTCGACCGACTGCTGGAACGCCTCGGCGGGAATGGTCGGGTACTCGCGCTTCATGTCGTCGCCGAGCGTCTTTTCTTTGGCGTAATACCACGCCTTCTGCCGTTCGTTAACGACTACACCGTGTTTCGCCTCCATCTCAGCGAAGTATTCATGCAGGCGTGCCGTCAGCGGTTCTACCGGGTCAATGGCGTACTGCGGATTCTTCCACCAGGAGAAGAAGAAAAACTTCCAGTCCAGCGCAGATAACGGCTTGCCCTGCAGCAGCGCTTTCTCTGCCGTCTGGCAGTAATCGAAGAAGTAACCCGCCCGGCCCTCTGCGGTGCTCTCGATAGTTGCGAAACAACCTGTCGATACCGCCTCAAACGCACCAGTGACGATTTCACGGGCTTTATCCGGATACTTGGCGCATATCTTTCCGAACTCGGAAACGTGCAGGTAACGCAGCGTGCCGCCACGAAATGAGGTGCTTACGTAGAGTGATCCGCCCTTCTTAAAGACCAGCTCGCCGGCTGAGTCGTTGCTCGCCGGATTGGCTGCCTTTATCTCGGCCGGCAGCTTGTCGTAGGCATATTTTACCTTTTCCCGGAACAGGCGCTTTGCGTCATTCAGCGTGTGGGCGATCAGCGCACACTTTGCCGACTCGAACAGAGCAGCGTCGAGCTGGATGATGCACACCTCTGTGGTAAATCCGAGCTGGCGAGCTTTCAGGATGATGTTGCGGGTGTGAATCCCCTCGAAGTATTCCCGCTGCTCAGGCGTCATCCTGAAGCGAGTCGGCTTGCCTTCTTTGTCGGTGATCCAGTAAAGATTGTTCAGCCGCCAGTCTTTATCAGCTAAATAACTGATCCTAATACCGCTACACTTTAGCCAGCCCGTGTTTTCCACCGGGGAATGGGCTGACGGTATCCATAAAGTTATGAACCTTTTTCAACAGTTGCCACATTGAACGGC